GCATTGAATCAAGCTACCGCAAACGGACATTGTCCTTTTCCCGATAAAATGATAGAAAAACACAAAGATTTCATTATCGTTATGGCAGGTAATACTTTTGGCGGAGGAGGTACTATCGACTATGTAGGTAGAAATAAGATTGACGCAGCAACTCTTGATAGGTTCGCATTTATATATATTGACTATGACGAAATACTAGAAAAAGCACTATCATCAAACGAGAATTGGTGTCTTAGGGTTCAAGATTATAGACGCAGAGTAATAGAAAAGAAAGTTCGCACAATAATATCTCCTAGAGCGACATTCAACGGAGAGAAATTGTTGTCAGCAGGTTTGTCTATGAAAACAGTAGAAGAAATGATTATCTTCAAAGGTCTTACAGATGATGAACGTAACTTAATAGCATTGTAATTATGAAAAGAGCAGTAGATACTTTTACTTATAGGGAATTTGTAGACCAAGCAGTTAATCGCAAGCTTCACGATAATAACTCACAGTCCTCAAGAAGCGGGTCAGAGGATTTCACACAAAGCAAATCTTTTGACGAGTCGGTTAAGTGGGCAACCGAGGGTTGGGACTTAGGTTTAGAGCAGTATAAGATAGAAGACGGTGTAATGACAAGCGGTACTACGCATCTTAACCCAAGTTTAGCGGGTTGTATGCCTCACGTTCAAAACTATATTATGGGATTTCCCCAACAAATGTATGAATTAGTTGACGAACGAGAATACAATCTACCTACATTGGATTTGATAGTATCTTTAGCTTACGCAGGAGGGGTTTGGGGTTCAGACGCATTAGACTTTAGTAAGTCTTTAATAGGCTATATTAATAAAATGTCTTCAACTCACAATATTAGATTAACAGGCGTATTTCCTACAAAACAAAATAGTACCGAATACGATGTTATCATAAAATTAAAAGATTTTGACCAAGTTATGGTACTCAACAATATAGCTTTCGCATTTCATCCTAGCTTTTTCAGAAGACTTTGGTTTGCGGTTGCAGAAAGTAAGTCATTCTTATCAAGCGGTTACGGTCGTTCCAGAAAAGATTATAAGGAGTCAGTAGGTAAGAGTATAGACACTAGTAAATCAGATAAAGTAATCTTTACAAAAGATTTAGCGAATTTAAGTGGTAAATATACTTGGTCGCCAGACGAGATAGAAGAGGTATCTTTTTAATCATAAAAGTAGTGTTATACTTGTCACTACTTTTTAGGTAGCAGTTATTACTACTACCTGCTATCGCCCCTCTGAAAAGAGGGGTTTTTACTACAAAAACAATTCTACACTACGATTTTGATAGATATAAATAAATATATAAATTTGAGTATTAATAATTAAATATAACAAGATGAAAGAAACAGGAATTGACTGTATGAAATACAGGAAATCAACTCACTTAGCAGGTGTAGACGTTGAAATGATTATTGCTGACAAAGGCAAGTGCGTTTTAACAATTAAAGAATCGTATTACGACACGGGAGTAGACGTAAGCGGTAATAGAACAGACGGTTACTTCTTAGAGTTTGCCGAAGGAGTTAAGCCTATGGTTGTAAACTCTACCAATAGAAAATTGATTGCTCAAATCGTAAAGATTAGGAACAAGTGCACAGGTTCTGAAAGTAGGAATATAGACAATTGGAAAGGTTTATCTATTGAGTTAGTATTTGATGCATCAGTTAAGATGATGGGAAAGCTAACAGGCGGTATAAGAATTTCTCCTATTAGTCCAATCCCAACGATATCAGATGCGAACGGTAAGGCTATTTTAAACGCTTCTAAGAACTTACTGCAACTTCAAGGTAATTGGTCTAAGCTTAGCAAGGACGAACAAGCCCTGCCAAGTATTAACGCTCTTAAAGATAAACTTAAAACAACGTTAAAATAATGATAGTATACGAAAAGTTAGACCAAAAGAGTCTAGAGTGGTTTGAGATAAAGTGGGGTAAGATTGGCGGTACTCTAAGTAAGGGTTTACATACTAAAGGAGATACCTTGTTTATAGACTTGCTAAGCCAACATATTGAGGAGTTCGAACCCTCGGATAGTTGGGAAAACGCAGATACTAAGAGAGGTAACGATTTAGAGCCATTTGCAATAGAGTACTTAGAAAAGTATACAGGCTATAAGTTCAGGCAATTCGGTTGGTTGCAGAGCAAAGAAAATGAGTTGTTGGGAATATCGCCAGACGGACTTATTGAGGATTTTACGATAGCTTGTGAGACAAAGTGTTTTGCTAGAAAAAAGCATACTGAAATTCTATTGACTAAAGAAATACCTTTAGATAATATTCATCAGCTTGTACATTACTTTACGGTAAATCCAAGGTTAGAGGAATTATATTTTTGTGCCTTTAGACCCGAAGCTGTAACAAGTTTTGTAAAAAGATTAACGCTTAACAGTGAAGTAAATATAGGAACTAAGGCAAAGCCAAGAATGTTCACTATAAAAGAAGTAGTAGAATTATCTAAATCAGCAGCAGATAATTTATTAGATAGGATTAACATTTCAAAAGGAAAATTAAATTTTTAAATTAAGTAGATATGGACGTAGTAATTGGATTAATTAAATTAATAGGAGAAACTCAAGAAATCGGTTCTAATGGGTTCAAAAAAAGAGAATTAGTTGTAACGACGGCAGAGGACTATCCTCAAATGCTTTCGATTGATTTCACTCAAGACAAAACAGGTTTACTAGACTCTTTTGCGGTAGGGCAAGCTGTGAAAGTATCTATAAACCTAAGAGGTAGGGAGTGGATAAACCCGCAGGGAGAGGCAAAGTATTTTAACTCTCTTAACGGTTGGAAAATCGAAAACGCATAATGATAAAGTTTCAATATTATTTTGGAGACATAAAGAAATCTATACCAATAGGTTTCTTGTCTCTTGAAACTTTTATAGACAAGCACTTAAATCCGAAAGCTGAATTGCTTTCGGTTTTTAAGGAAATTGACGAAGCAGTTAGCGTAGGAGATATGAAGCTAAAGGCAAAGTTAAAAATGAACAACTTATATTCTTTTACCGTTTCTGCTCAATTTAACGGTTCTAGAAAATATGATAACATAAAGGAGTTTAACCCTTTAGCGCAGTTAGACTTTGACGGACTAACTAACGAAGAATCTGTTGCGTTTAGAGATTATATATTTACACAATATCCTCAAGTAGTTTGCTCTTATCTTTCTCCAAGTAGATGCGGAGTAAAAGTATTGCTACGCATACCTAAAATATCTTTAGACAAAGGAATACCCGAAGGCATAATAGAATACAAAGATTATTATAGAGCGATAGAAACAGAGTTTGGAAACTATAAAGGTTTTGATAATTCGCCTAAAAATTTGGTTTTACCTTTGTTTATTTCTCACGATAGAAATATGTCTTATCGTAGCTTCGATGAAGCCTCTGAATGGACTCACAAAGAATTTGTACCCGAACCCCTTAAAATAAAATATCCGCTTCCATTTAAGCCTTATCAGAAATTAAAGTCTAATGACAAAAACGAGTTACGTGCTATAAGAACTTTCAGAAAAGCGGTACTAGGAATATTAGATTCCCCAGGTCATTCTCAATTACGTAGTGCTTGTTTAGTATTTGGTACAAGGGTAGGTGCGGGTTACGTTGAGACTATAACGGCTGAACAGGAATTAGATAACTTAGTAAGGCAAAACAGTTACCTATCAAAAGGTTTAAGCGGTTATTTGATTACTGCTAATTGGGCTTTGAAAGAGGGAATAAAAACTCCAAACTATTATAATTAATGCTACACTTGTATTTTTATAAATTTATATATAAAAGTATCTTTGATTGTAGGTAAAATAAAAAAATGAAAAAAATCGAATTAATTACCATAATGACCAATGAGGATTGGATTATAACAGACCTTACCTTTGACGAAGAATTAGAAAAATATACTGTATCGGCAAGTCATAAAAGCGGAGAAGTTGTAAAGTTAGTAAGAACAAAAAAACTGGTAGATAAAATTTTAAAACAGATAGAAAATGAACAGAAAAGAGATTAGAAAAAAGTGTA